CCTTTAATGATTCCGAATAAAATGATTTATAGAAATGACCAGAAATTTGGTGAATATAATGTATATTTTAATTCAGATGATATAGAAATAATTGTCAAGAAATTCGCTAAAAATAATTTTAATAATAACATTTCATTTGAGCATATGGGTTTAGTAGTCCGTGGAACTTTAATTGAGAATTTTATTATTAAAGATGGAATGATAATTCCTGGATTTGAAAATTTGCCAGTTGGAACTTGGTTCGGATGCGTCTATATTCAAGATGAAAAATTCTGGAATGATTTTGTGAAAAATGATATAGTTAAGGGTTTTTCAATTGAAATTAATGGATTTATGCAACGAGAGGCTTTTTCATCATCTATTGAAAAAACTTGGATAAATCTTGAAAGTATCATTAATTCAAATACATCAGATGATTTAAAGATTTTAGAAATTTCTGAATTATTCAAAGGTTTTAAATTTGAGACATATAATGATTATCCAAAAGCTGCATCTGAAAATGCTGCTAGAGCAATTAGATTGCGTGATGAATATAAATTGAAATGTGGAACTTTAGTTGGATGGCAAAGGGCCAACCAACTAGCAAAAGGTGAAAATATAAGCAGAGAGACCATTGCGAGAATGTCAGCATTTCAAAGGCATAAAGAAAATTCAAAAGGTGATCCAAAGGAGGCTTGTGGTCCTTTAATGTGGCTAGCCTGGGGTGGTGATGAGGGAATTGAATGGGCTCAAAGAAAATTAAAACAAATTGACACTGCTTTAAAATCGTCAGCTTATCAGACAATAGTTAATAGAATGAGCGCTGATATCAAAAAAGATTTTGTAATAGATGTAAATCCAGGTGAAAATGAGGATGAATTCATTTCAAGATGCATTAGAATTGAAATTGACAATGGATATGAGCAAGATCAAGCCTACGCAATTTGTAAATCAAAGTGGGATGAAAAATAAAAAAACAAAATCGTTAATTTTATATTTAATGTATATAAAAAGAAAAAATAAAATCAAGTGATGGATATAAAATATGAGGCCTTAAAGGTTTTAAAACAATTATTTACAAAGCAATCGTTCGCTGATGCAAAATTAGCAGATGGAACAATTGTATCAGCTGAGACATTTGAGCCTGGTCAAGATTTATTTATTTTAGATGAGGCTGGTGAAAGAATTCCGGCACCAGAAGGCGAGCACACTTTAGAGGATGGTTCCAAAGTCATTGTCAAAGATGGCAAGATTGAATCAATTACTAAAGTGGAGGATAGCGGCGCTGAAATTAACATTGAGGAGCAAATGGCAGTCGAAGTAGAAGTCGAGCCATATGTAGAAGAAGTTCCTGAAAAAGAAAAAGAAATTGCAATTCTAAAAGGAATGATTGAGGAAATGATGGAGAAAATGAAAGTGATGGAAGAAGAAATGGGTAAAATGAAAATGTCATCTGACCAAATGAATAAGACAATTGCTGATTCAATTATAGAATTGTCAGAGAATTTTTCTAAAATTCCGGCAGCTGAAAAATTAGATGTAAATCCACAAGATTATTCATCAAAATTTGAAAAAGTATCAAAAGGTTCAAAAAGGCAAGATATCCTTGATTGGATCCAAAAGAATAAATAAAATCTAAAAGATTTAAAAAAATAATAAAAAAAAATGGCTTTAAATTTAGCGAGTTTAACTAAATACACCGACCAACTAGCGACAGATCTTATTTATAAGGCAGTCCTCAAAGGTAGAACATTTACGACTGGTGTAAGCATCCAATCCAACATTAAATATGCGGATGCACTTAACCTGATGACATCCAATCTTATTGGAATTGCAGGTGGTTCTTGTGGCTATTCAGCTACTGGTTCTGTGACATTATCACAGAGGGATTTACAAGTATGTCCTATAACTATATTTGAAAATAATTGCTTGAATGACCTTGAGCAATACTGGGCTGGTAAATTAATGCAGGCAGGCTCATATAATGAGGCTTTGCCCTTTGAGCAAATTTACACAGAGGAAAAGGTAGTAAAAATCCAAGCATTAATTGAGGACCTTTTCTGGAGAGGATCTAAATCTGGTAATAATACTGGGGCTGGTTCAACGACTGGTAATTTGACACTATGTGATGGAATTATTAACACTTTAGAATTTACATCAGCAACATCATCTGTAATTAGAGCAGGAGCATCATTTAGTAATTTTGCAAAGGCTGATTCAATTGCAATTATCGATGCAGTAATTTCAGCAGCAAATACATCAGCAGCTGACATCTTGGGTCAAGAAAATCTTAACATCTATATTTCATATGGTAATTTCACGACTTTAATGCAAGCATTGAGAGAGGCAAATTATTTCCATTATGATTCATCATTTGGTGATTTTAGAGTTAATAATTATCTTGGAACAAATTGGAACATCATCGCAGTTCGCGGATTGAATGGAACTAATAAAGTAGTTGCTACTTATGCGGCGAACCTTTATTACGGTGTCGATCTTGAAAATGATTTTGAGACATTTGAAATGTGGTATGAAAGATGGCAAGATTTAGTTTATTTCAGATCGAAATTCAAAGTAGGAGCTCAAGTGGCATTTCCTGAATTTGTAATTGAATATAGAGGATAACATTAAAAAAGGGGCCTGGGTTCATTGCAAGTCCAGGCCTTTTTAAAGAAAAAGGCAAATAAAACAAATATATAAAAATATGGCATGTATATTAAATACTGGATATACGATTGGTTGTAGAGATAATACAGGTGGTGTCCAGACCTTGGCGATTGGTCCTTGGGAAATTGGAACGACATATTCATATGGTGTAGATAATGAAATTGTGACGACATCTTATGCTACTGCATCATTCTACGAATTCGAGCAATATACGGAACAAGCATCTGCCACTGGTGAAATTACTGCGAATAATGAAAATGGAACAATTTTTAATACGCAGACATTGACCTTCATTATGGAGAAAATGGACGCACCAACCAGAGCGAAGTTTTTGATTTTGACACAAGGTAGATTTAGGGTCCTTATTAAAACTCAAAATGGCGAATGGCTATTAATGGGTAGATTAAATGGAGCTCGTTTATCAGCAGGAACAAATGGACCTGGAAAGGCATTTGGAGATTTAGCTGGTTTTTCAGGCACGCTGACGGCAGTGGAGCCAGAGCCCGTTCATATTATAGAGGAAGCTGAGGCATTGCGTCTCATCGCTTAATTTTCATATTTCTAAATCTATAAGAAAAGGTTGCCAAATTAGGCAGCCTTTTTTTATTGAAAAACAATTCCACAAATTGTATATTTAATGAAAAGATAATTAATTAATGATATATCTTGATTATTTGGGAACCTCAAGTGTAATTTTAAGATTGACTAAAGTAGCCACTATTTTAAATCCTTATTATACATTTGAATTAATTGAGCAGCAATCAAAAGATGTAATAATTTTCACTAGTGATAACCTGTCACCAATTCCTCTAATATATGACGAGTTTTTATTAACATCTGTGACTGGATCACAAGGATTGACACAAGGAATTATTAATGTAGAAAAAGGAGTTTATACTTATAATATATATGAGACACCTTTTCAATATAATTTAAATCTTGGATCTGCATCATTTTTAAGGTCAGGTGAATTATTAGTAGGTGGAACAAATGATTTTACTTATTCAATTTTTACACAATCAGATAATTCAACGACACCAGTTTTTGATATCAAAGATTATTTATAAAAAAATATAATATAGATGGAACATATAGAAAATAATGAAAATCCAGTTCAATTACAATTCTCCGTAATAGATTTACAAAATACGGTAGAATTGCCAATCATTAAAGAAAATGGCAGAAAAGAATGGATTGAATTTGGCGAGGATAATTTATTCATCGAGTATTTAATTAACATTTTTACAGAAAGGTCAATTACTCATAGAGCTATTACAGATAGAAAAATTGATATGATATCTGCAAATGGATTTGAAATTACTGGCCTTGAATCAATTGAATTCAAAGAATTCTTAATTAATAGATTTGATGATGACACTTTAGAGGATCTCGCAAAGAAAATTACTATGGATTATGAAGTCACAGATGCATTTGCAATTGGTGTAATTTGGAATAGCGATGGAACGAGAATTAGTCAATTATATCACATTCCAATTCAATCTTTAAGATTTGATAAAAACTATTATAAATCAAAAGCTGAAAAGTATTTTTGGATGTCTGACAATTGGGATGATTTAAAAAAATGTCCGGCTCATAGAATTCAAGCATTTTCAGATAAATATAAAAATGAAAAAAACCAAGTATATTATTATAAGAAATACTCGATTGGTAATAAATTTTATCCAATTCCAAAATACTATGGATCCTTGAATTGGTTTATTTCAGAATATGAAATTGCTCATTTTCATAAAAATTCAATTATGAATGGATTTTCAGCTGGATTTTTATTATCATTCAATTCAGGAGTTCCAACGCCCGAGGAAATGAAAAGGGCTTATAAAGAAATACAGGAAAAATTCACAGGGCCAAATGGGGCTGGTAAATTCATTTTAGCATTTTCAAATGGTCAAGATCAAAGGCCTGAATTAACTAAAATAGATTTAAATGATAGTGATAAAAGATATACAGAATTGAATGATTTAATTAGGCAAAATATATTTGTAGCTCACAATGTAATAAATCCATTATTATATGGAGTATTTGTTGCAGGTCAATTAGGTGGTAGATTAGAATTAGAGGATAGCTTAGGAATTTATCAAGCAGTTTATATTGACTATAGACAGCGAGATATAGAGAATTGTTTAAATAAATTAGCCAAATATAATGGAATTACAGATCCAATTATTCTAAAAAAATATAAAATATAAAATGATATATTCAGCGTTTATATCTGTCAATTATCTTAAAGATAATAGTCCTATATTACAATATGTAAATGATGATGAATTACAGGTGTATATAAGACCAGCTCAGGATGTGTATATTCAAAAAGCATTAGGAACTAAATTATATTATTCATTAATGAATAAGATATCAAGTCAAAGCTTGAATATAAATGAAATTGCATTAATTTCTCAATATATTCAGCCAGCCTTGGTCTGGTGGGCAACTCATGAATTCGCTCTATATGCCAATTATAAATTCACAAATAAGGCTATTTCAAAGCAGAATTCCGAAAATTCCAATCCATCTGATTTAAATGAGGTGAATTACTTGACCACTAATATACGACAAAAGGCGCAGTATTTCACAGATAGATTGACAAAGCATCTGATGGGCGAAACGACGACATTCCCAGAGTATCTCGAGTATTATGAAAATACATTTGAGAACATTCCATCATCTCGTGATAATTTTTTCTGGGGCATTTATATTCCTGCTGGTAGATTTGACGATCCGCAAAATTGTAATGGATTTGGCGCCAATCCTGGAAATTCCATAAATCTAAATCCATAAGATTTTTCAAAAAATAACCTGACCAATGAAAGATTTTATAAATGGATTAGCAATTTCATTACTAGCAGTTTTTGCTCCTGTGGTTCCACTATTATTGACAATTGGATTTCTAATTGTCCTCGATTTTATAGTAGGAATTTACAGAGCTTATAAATTGAATGAAATGATTACTAGTAGGAAAATGGGAAATACAATTTCTAAAATGCTACTTTATCAAATTACTATTTTATCATTATGGGTTTTTGAAATTTATATTTTAGGGTCAATTATTCCTGTCACTAAAATTGGTGGTGGTTTAATAGCAGTCACAGAAATTAAGTCAATAGATGAAAGTGTAGAAAAAATGACTGGTGTAGGTGTCTGGAAAAGAATTTCTAAAATTATAAAAAGAGGCCAGTCAGAGACAAAAGATTTTATATGAAAAAATTATCTATTATAAAGGCTGTAATACGAGATTTACTAATTGGTGAAGGTAGATATCATTTGCATAAAAATAAGCGTTTTAAATCAAAAAAAACTTATAATAGAAAGAAAAAGCATCGCAATCAAAAAAACGAGGAACAATGAAAAAAAATGCATAGGGAGATGAATTATTTGTATATATATAATACAAAAGATTTAGACACTATGAAAATTAAAATTACACAAGAAATTAAGGACTCGATTAATAAGTTGGGTAATAAGACCGCAAAGATTAGTGGTTTAAAAGTATATACAGCTTTATATAGAATGCATAAAAAAGCCAATTCATTTGGCTATTTTGATTGCCCATCATCTTATCTTGAGGCAGTAAATAAAAGATATAAAAAGGTTTTAGATCAATTCATTCAAGATGACATTATAGTATATTTTGAAAGTTGCAAGCCAGATCCAAATGATATATTCAATTCCAAAAAGTCAAAGTATTACGATGTCAATAGAGGAATTTGTATGAAATATAAATTTTTAGTAGATATCACAAATGGTGATATAATTGAAGTAGATTTTAATTCAAATAAAAAGATGAGGTGGTTTAACATAATTAAAAAGTCACTAATGCAACTAGGATTTGAGCCAATTATTTCTAGAGACGCATTTGGATTACGAGTTCATCATCCAATTATTCCAGTATATAAGGATGAATTAAAAGATAAAGGATTTGCAATAATAGATGCAGTTGCATCTCAGCCACGCTTATTAAAAAAGATAATGAATGATAAGAATATATTTGACGCAAATTATGAATTGGCATTTCAAGGTGATTTTTATGACTATATAGTAAATGAATTGAATTTAGAAAATAGAAAAATGGCCAAGGATTTATTTATGTTTTGGCTCAATTCATCAGGCTATGTTCCGAATTATAAAATACATTTACTATTTCCACAAGCATCTAAATTTATCAAAGGATTAAAATCTAAAAATTATAAAGATAGTTCATCTTATTTACAAAGAATAGAGGCGAAAATATGGATAGATGATTTACTTGAAAATCTACCGTCAGATTTTGCTCTGCCGGTTCATGACTGCCTCATAGTCAAAGATAAGGAAGTATTTAAGATTTTAGATTATTGTAAATCTAAATATAATGATATAGATTTTAAAGTGTCTTATATATAACAATTTTCAATTTATTATATATATAAT